GTGCCGCAGGCTTTACGCCTTAGAAAATCGCCTCGACCTCATAGTTATAGACTACCTGCAGCTTATGAGAGGCGACACGACGAGGGCCTCGGACAGCAAGCAAAACAGGCAAAACGAGATAAGCGACATAAGCCGTATGATGAAGATACTTGCCAAAGAAATGAACTGCCCCGTGCTGGTGCTGTCGCAGATGTCCAGAAGCATCGAAACCCGCGAGGACAAAACGCCAAAGCTAAGCGACCTTCGCGAATCGGGCGCCATCGAGCAGGACGCCGATATCGTTCTCTTCCTCTCCCGCGAGAACGAGGACGAAAAGAGCATGGGAAACTATACCGTGTTTTTGGATATCGCCAAGCACCGCAACGGCCAGCTTGCCACAATACGCTATAACTGGCAGGGAGAATATGTGCGCTTTAGCGAATCCGACAACCAGTACATAAACAGGGAACTTCCCGTGAAAAAGTCAAGGTAACGAGTAAACTTTAAGGAGGTTATAAAAATGACCGACAAAATAATCACCGCAACAGAAGCTGCTAAAATTCTAGGAGTAAGTCGGCCGTACATATCACGGCTAGTAAAAGCTGGCAAAATAACATTGACAGAAAAAAGCGTTATAGCATACCGTGACAGCCCAAAAAATAAAGGCGGTAGACCACGCGGGAGTATAGACCTAAAGCCCAAATGGCAGGTGGTAGATGTTTGGGGCAAGCCAATCGCAGATTGCTATTTTCCGAGCGATGCAAAAGCACTGGCCGCAACAAACCCAAACTACATCATAAAAGAAAAGCCCCCGAAATGAGAGCTTTTCCGTTAGCCCTAAAAATTTTCACAACAAAATGAAAAAAGGGTATTGACAACCAAAAAACCGTATGGTAATATATAATTACCAACATTAGTTTTTGATTCTTCGCCATTTTTTGAAATATGCCGCCCTGCCTAACATGATAAACAGGGCAACACGGCAAGTGTACATTGACAACACAATAATACGCTCATTACCATCCCCCTTTACCCTCCTTTTCTATCCTTTTGCGACGACCCCCGCCCTGCTGAATCAACTCCTCAGGGCGGGGCGAGCAAGGGGAGTGTCAAATTAAGACAATCAATTTATATATAAAAAAATATGGAGGTAAACAAAATGAAGTACGAAAACGAAGAACTGATTGACGATGGCACCTGCCCAGTCCCTTATGTGCCGGGAACACCGCCACGCAAAAAACTAACCGAAGACAACCTGTATCATATTTCGGGACTTGTTGAAATTTTATCACGGGCAACATACGATGTTTGGTCGGAAGAAGTTCACACGGTTATTGATGCAATACAAAATCTTGAAACAGAGTTGCGAGCAGAGAAAGACCTTGCAAACGAATACATAAACGAAATAATTGCAAAACTTGAAAGACAAGCAATAGACGATAATATCTGCCCTTCTTGCGGTATAAAACTGGATGAAAGAGTTATAAACGAATCAAGCCAAACTCTCGAGTATTGGGGGCAACGCTGCACGGAAACATCTTACGAAACTTGCAAACATTGTTATGAGTGCGGCTGGGACGAGGAGAAATAGCTTTGAAAGAAATCAAGCTAAAGCATAACAGCCGGGCATGGTTAGCATTTCGACAGTCGGGAATCGGCGGTTCGGACGCTTCGGCAATCTTCGGCGAAAATCCCTATAAATCAAATATCGAACTTTGGAAAGAAAAATGCGGGCTTGCCGAGCCGAAACCTATCTCTTGTTCAGAAGCCGTTAAATACGGTCAAAAAGCCGAAAAACCTTTGAGAGCGTTGTTCGCTCTGGACTACCCGCAATATGAGCTTATATGCCCTAAAGACACGGTTTTCATACACGACAACGGCTTTATGTTTGCGTCTTTGGACGGCATATTGATTGACCGCAAAACAGGAGAGAAGGGCATTCTCGAAATCAAAACGAGCGAAATCTTTGCATCTATGCACAAAGAAAAATGGAAGGACGCAATCCCCCAAAATTATTTCATTCAAGTGTTGCATTATTTAGCCGTTACAGGTTTTTCTTTTGCTTATCTTAAAGCGCAACTCAAAAGCACAGATGATGACGGCGAAGTTAGAATCACAACAAAGCATTATCCCATACGGGCCGCTGATTTTCAAGATGAAATCCAATATCTCATTGAAAAAGAAACCGCATTTTGGCAATGTGTTAAGAATCGCAAACCGCCGAATTTAATTTTGCCAACGATATAAAGGAGGAGCAAATGTCACTAGAATTAATACTCAAAACTCCAGTCGAGGAACTGGTACCGAAAATGATTGCCTTCAACAATGAAGAGCTTTTGACGGAAGTCCGTCGCGCCATCTCCAACTACAAAGGCAAAGTTTATGATGACACGGCGATTGCCGAAGCGAAGGCGGACAGAGCAAGACTCAACAACTTCGTCAAGCTGCTTAACAATAGGCGCATTGAAATTGGCAAAGTATACCTTGCCCCTTACGAGAAGTTCAAGTCGCAAGTGGGCGAGGTATGCCGTGAAGTCGAAAACGCTGTGGGCGAAATAGATGTGCAAATTAAGCAATACGAGTCAGAACAAAAAGCCCAAAAAAGAGCAAAACTCATCGAATACTTCAATGCCAAAGCCACGGAAGCGGGACTTGAAAATTTTGTTACCTTCGAGCAAATCGAAAGCCCGCAATGGCTAAATGCGACCGTCAAGTTGGAAAAAGCGCAGGCGGAAATCAACGCCAAAATAACGCAAATACAGAATGAATTAGCGACGATAGATGCGCTAAAAAGCGAGGACGAGAGCACGCTTAAAGCCTTGTATTTCCGCACCCTCAGTCTCGCTACGGCGCTTGTAGAGCACGAAAAACTTAAAGAAGAGCGCATGCGCATTATGGAAGCGAAAAAGCTCGTCGAGCCGCCTCTCGAAACGCCTAAGAAGCTTTTCGCCGTACGCTTTACGGTAAGAGGCACAAAAGAACAGATAATAGCGCTCAGAGATTTTCTGAACGCTAACAATATCATTTTCAACACGGAGGAATAATTTATGGCAACTGTAACAAACAAACTCGCAACAACATCAAAGCAAACATTCAGCACTTTCCTCACTCAGGACGCCGTACGCAACAAGATTAATCAAACGCTCGGCGAAAAGGACGGGCAAAGATTCCTGTCGTCAATACTATCAGCGGTTTCTGTTAACCCAGCGCTTCAGATGTGCGAACACTCGTCTATATTGAGCGCCGCTCTGCTTGGCGAAAGCCTCAAACTGAGCCCCAGCCCCCAGCTCGGGCAATATTACCTAGTGCCTTTTAAGGTCAAAAGAAAGGACGAAAGGGGCAAGGAATATCAAGTCGATGTAGCTACATTTGTACTTGGCTACAAGGGCTACATTCAGCTCGCTATTCGCAGCGGGTACTATAAAAAGCTAAATGTGCTTGCAATTAAAGAAGGTGAGCTCATCAAATATGACCCGCTGACCGAAGAACTCGAAGTGAAACTCATAGAGGACGAAGAACAACGCGAAAAAGCCAAAACAATCGGCTACTATGCAATGTTCGAGTATGTATCGGGCTTCCGTAAGGCTATCTATTGGAGTCGCACCAAAATGGAGATTCATGCCGATAAATATAGCAAAGCGTTCAGCCTAGCGGCGTTCCGGAAACTCCAAGAAGGCAAAATCCCGCAAGGCGAACTATGGAAATATTCCTCTTTCTGGTACAAGGACTTCGACGGCATGGCGTTCAAAACAATGCTACGCCAGCTTATAAGTAAGTGGGGCATTATGTCAATCGAAATGCAAACCGCCTTTGAAGCAGACCAAGCAGAGGAATACAACCCTGAGGAGTTTGTAAGCAATATAGCCGTAGAAGAGCCGCCAATCCCAGAGCCTGCGATAGATGTGGAAGAAGAGGACGGCGCAGCAATCCTTTCTGGCAGTCTTAACTAACATAAATAAATCGAGGGGCTGTCCGGAAAGGTAGCCCCTCTACTTTGGGAGGAAAAAATGGAACAAATTAAGCACGAACCGATTGTGTACAAAGTGTACAACGAATTAAGCGCTCACAAGGGCAGAACAAACGCTATTTCGTGCGAAAAGCTCGCCCTAATGTTCTTCCCCGACCTGAGCCTTTCTACCGGCAAACGCAAAATAAGGCGCATTGTGAACATTATCCGAAATAGTCCAGTGTTCGACAATGTTATTGCCGCAACCAACGAGGGTTATTTTTGGGCTACCACCGAAGAAGCGCGAGCTGCTCTTAGCACCGCATTCAAACACGCAATTTCCGTTTGGCGCACCCTGCATACGCTTGAGAAGAAAGCCAATCTGAACGGACAATTAATGATTCAACTTACGCCCCATCAAAGAAAAGCCATTGAGAGCCTTTGCGAAATTGATTAGGAGAAGAACTATGAATTATCGTAAACTCTTTGCCCAGAAGTTGGCAAACGAAGCAAGGATAAAGAAACTTTGCCCCGATATTACCTCCGAGAGCGGAATCTATGTGTTCTCTCGAGTGGACGAGAACGGCATGAAATTTGCCTATGTCGGACAAGCAAAGAACCTATTGCAACGCACAGCAGACCATCTTAACGGCTATAAACAGCATATCGACCTATCACTCAAAAAGCACGGATTGTTTGACGCCGAGAAAAACCCATACGGTTGGAAGTTGGTTTTTGCATTAGCCCCGGAATGTGGATTAGACGCCGCCGAAAAGGCTTTTATCCTTTCTTACCATCAAAACGGTTTTCAGCTACATAATGAAACTTTGGGAGGACAAGGAGAAGGCAAAGAGTTAATAGTCAGTAAACCACGAAAAGGCTATTTGCAAGGTAAAATAGACGGCTATAAGAAGGCTTATAAAGAGATTGCAGAACTTATAGCAAAGTATACAACCGGATTAACTAGCAAAGGCGGAGCGGTTGCGGACAGAAAGACCGACGAACTAATCAAAAGACTAAATCAATCAAGAGCAGAGGAGGTATAGCGATGGCAAGCAAAAGAATGTTCAGTTTGCAAGTGGTTGATACGGACGCATTTTTAGAAATGCCATTGAGCAGTCAAGCGCTTTACTTTCACTTGTCAATGCGAGCCGACGACGACGGCTTTGTAAGCAATCCGCAAAAGATAATGCGCATGATAAGCGCCAGCAAGAACGATTACGATATCCTTTTGCTAAAGCGCTTCATAATTCCTTTCGATAATGGCATTTGTGTAATTAAGCATTGGCGCATAAACAACTACATACAGAAAGACCGCTATAGGCCCACTACATACACCGAGCAAAAAGCCCTCTTGGAAGTCAAAGAAAACGGCTCCTATACTCTCAAAAAAGACGATGTATACAGTTTGGATACAGCTTGTATACAAAATGTATCCGACTTGGACACGCAGAATAGATTAGATAAGAATAGATTAGATAAGAATAGTATAGATAAGAATAATATAAATATATTGCCCGATGCTACAAGTAGCACCGTGCCGGACGAGCCGATATTTATTTCTCTTTCTCTAATTTCTGGCAAAGAATATCCTATTACAATGTCTCAAGTATCACAATTTCAAAAACTTTACACGGCGGTAGATGTCGAATCCGAATTGCGGAAAATGCAAGGTTGGTTATTAGGCAACCCCAAAAACAGAAAGACCGCAAGAGGCATAATGCGTTTTGTAACAAGCTGGTTGTCAAGGGCACAAGATAAAGCGAAACCTATTGCAAGCAAGTCAAGCAATCCGTTTTTAGATGACCTTAAGGAAATGGGAGGCTTTTAATGGACGGCAAAGAAACCATAGCAATTTTAACAATGATTAAGGTAGCTTATCCAAACGCATACAATGATATCACAGCAGAAGAAAGACAATGCCTTTATAAATTATGGCAACAAGCGTTTCAAGAGATACCTTATAGATTACTTAATCAAGCTGTGTCACAGCATATAGCAACAAGCAAGTTTCCGCCAACCATAGCCGATATAAGCGACCTTTTAGAAAGAATAAAGCAACAGGCATACAACGCATTAAAAGACCACTATTGTCAATTAAAAGAGAACGAAGAAGCGGAAAGATTCGGCGTAAGAGCTTATCAGGTTGGCAAACTTTTGACAGATGAGCAGTTGCAAGAAGTCAACGACATTTTAAGGGCTATTAGCAAGCGTGATTTAAGAATAAATGAGCCGGCATGGAAGAAGTCGCAAAATAAACTCGGAGGCAAGCAATGAGAAGAGCAAAGATACGAGCAACATACAGTACTCCAATAGGCAAAACAGTAAAAACCCTTGATAAGCCAAAAGCGTTAAAAAAAGGGGTAAGCGAAAATACAAAAACAAAAACAAAAGAAACTTTCTCATCAAAACCTGCTGCAATTATGGCATGGTATGAAAACATTACCTCACGCAGACTTCAATTAGCATTACATAAAGCAGGAAAGGGAGATTACAAGTTTGAGGAATGGGAATATGAATACATACCAAATGTTTTTAGGGAAGCTACACGATTGATTAAAAACACAAAATACCTAAAGTTAAGGTTGGAAGCGGCCGATGAACATATCACGCTACAAGAATATTATAGGAAAAAACAAATAAACGCTAGACGAGCAAGACATAAAGAACTCGAAGAAGCCGAGGTGGTATTTTGGGCGATAGAACACTATGAGAAGATATACGGAGGTCAACAATGACAATCATAACACGAGCGAATTGTCCTTATCAACAGCCACGATATGAGCACGAACAGCCGATTGCTAAAGGCAAGGTACGGCATTATAAGACCAATTACAAGACAATGATACACGGTTTGCGTCTACGGCTTGACAGAGAGCCTACGGATAGCGAGATTTACGCTTATTTGCTAGAGGTGAACGAATGAAAATAGACATTTACAATTTGGAGGTAGAGCATGGGGAATAAATATTCCGCACATGAAGTTGCAGTTATTCTCGCAAATGCGTTTGGTGATGATTGCGCTTGTAATTTTAATGGCAACGACGAATGGTTGCCGATGGTGTGCGATTTTAGAGATACTGTTTGCCCTAACCCTTGCGGGGTCGCTTGCTGGGAACAGTATTTGAAACATAACCCTGAATTGCTAAAGGGGGTAGAGCCATGAGTAACACATTATTGTCGAAAGAGATTACGCAAACAGAAATTATTGATGCTTTTGAATATACGCGTATGAATGTTAGACTTGCGATAACGCACAACGAAGAAATTGATAAATGGATAGCAGAAAATCATTATCTAAAATCAGCGCCTGCTGTGTCTATAATACGTATGGCCTTCAAAGACAAGAGCGGCCGTTTGGTAGGCGCGATGTTATGGAATCATCCAACCGCTAGAGAAATGAATCAGCAGAAGATTTTAGAACTGACTAGAATGTATTTTGTTGATGATACGCCGCATTGTATCGAGAGTCATTGTTTATCAATGGCTAGAAAATATATAAGAAAAAACTATCCGCATATTAAGGGTTTGATTGCTTATTCTAGCACGGCTTATCATGATGGCATTGTATACGAGGCTGACGGATGGTTTGTAATACAAAGAACAAAATCAAAAAGCTGGGCGCACAGACGTGGTCGTGTAGATAGAGATTTGAGCGATAAAATCAAGTGGGCAAGAAGCCCATAAACACGAGGGTAGTAAAATGAAAAGACGCTTAAAAATTGTATTAGTAACCTTAATCTTATCTGGTTAACAATGGGGTTATTAGTCCTAGCGAGATATATAACTTAAAAGGAGATAGAAATGATTAACGTGGAATGTATAAGAGTCGGAGGAAAGCGAGGGGTTGAAATGTTGACGAAAAGGCAGTTGGAGGATGCGGCGGAATGTCTTGCTCGGTTTCATGAAAGAACGTGCGGACAATGTTCTTGTAATAAATTTCGTTACGGATATGTGAGGTCATATGGTTGTACAGAAAACGCCGCCCAAACCGCCCTTGCATACAGGGAGATGTTGGAACGAGCAAGAAAAACGCTGCAAGACGCATGGGACGATGATGGAAGTGCCGTTATTGGTAATCAAATACTTGAGACAATCAATGCTATTGATGCTTTGCTAGGAGGGGAGAAAGATGCTTGAAATGGATGCACGAGCAAAAGCAAACAGAGGTACAAGCGACAATTTTTATTGTGCTAATGGTAAGCAATTAAACAAAGAAAGTGATGGAAAGGAGGTAGACGATTGTTAGAATTAAACAAGATATACTGTATGGATTGTCTTGAAGGATTAAAACAAATAGAAGATGAAAAAATTGATATTATAATAACCTCTCCACCATACAATTTTGATATGAATTATGATACATATAACGACAAAATATCGTGGGATAATTATAAAACTTGGTTATTCTCTGTATGGCAAGAATGTTTTAGAGTCTTAAAAGATGGAGGTAGATTAATAGTAAATGTTCAGCCCTTATTTTCTGACTATATTCCCACACATCATATTATAAGCAATCAATGTACTGATATAGGATTTATATGGAGAAATGAAATCTTATGGGAAAAGAATAATTATAATTGTAAATATTGTTCTTGGGGAAGTTGGAAAAGTCCATCCAGTC